CTGGGCATCTAATACGCCTTGGGAATCAGAGCCAAACGTTTCCTGCAAATAACGAATATGAAAAACCGCCTCCGGAGAAAGCGATTTCACAATAGCCTCCAATCTTAGATCAAGATCGAGAATTCGACTCTCTAAGACCAGAAGCTTTGGATCCTCGCCTTCGGCTTCGTCTTCGACTTCGTCTTCGACTTCGTCTAACCTTAATAACCAATCTCAGTAAACCCAGATTGACGATTGAAATCTGTTACACCAGGTATGCCCCATCCTGATCTCGCTTGCGACCAAGCGTAATCACGGATAGGTTTAGGGATAGAAGAGTACGCACCTTTAGCCCGACTAGCAACCGATGCCATCGCAGCAAAGGCGTCTTTTAAACTACTCTCCTCTTCCCCTTGAATGGTAGAAGCCATCGTGTGACCAGCAGCACGACTAACCTTCTCCAAATCCTGAATGTTATACGGAGCAGCTGGAGTAGCTGAATTGATCCCCGTAAACAATGGAGTACACTCAAGATGAGTGATCATCTCCACAGAAATAGCAATTGTGCTGACTGGCGCAGCTTCAACTGCAACAATGATAGTACCCCAACCCTCCGTTTGGAACGACATATCTGTCTGGGTAGCGGCGACATCACTTGATGGATCGACATAACGCGAAGCGCTAGCATCGAGAAACTTATTCACTACCGTGACGTAGCGCTGGGTCAGCGCCGACAACGGGTAGCGAACATAGTTCATACAATTATTCATCTCCGAAATCGACGTAGGATACGACCAAGTAGTCCCAGAATAATTAGGAGCGTAAACGCAAACGTGCAAAAACCCCGTAGTCGTAGTACTAGCGGTAGGTGCACTAATACGAATACCATGAGCGGCAGGCCGCACCAATGCATAATTCGCAGCAATCTGAGTCCGACGAGCGGAATTGCCTGTACCTGCAAACGCAGCTGTCCACGTCCAAGACGAGGCAGATGCAGCAGTAGCAGTAACCACAACAGCTGTTGGGTAAGGGCGATACGCCCTTGTGGCGACCCCAAACACCGCATCGGTGGTATGGTTCACCTCATCCTCCATCTTCACAGGTGTAGACGGATAAGTATTAGCATCTGGAACCTTCACACCGTCACAATTTTGATTGAACGGCTGAAGATTAGCCAGAATAAACTTCGACAATGTTGGACTATGGACATTAGATCCACGCGTTAAACGCGAGCCAACACCACGACGACGCCCAATAGGACGACGACGCGTAACACGACGTCTAGCTGGAGCCCGGCGGCGGGCTGGAGCACGACGACGAGATGGAGCATAACCGCTTGGGCCTGGGCACGAAACGGCTACACTGGCCATAACTGAACTGAAAGAACAACTGGACTTGTTAAGTTCAGAGAAAAAGAAAAACTGAATAGAAACTAGATAGAAGAATCGGCAGAGGTTCTGTGTCAAATTTAAAATTTGTACCTCTTAGCCAATCAAATGTGTGCTTTTGACACGCACACAACATCCTAGGTAATAATAGGCGGCACACTAGTGTGCACGCCTGGTCGCTTCGCTCCGGCCTAGGATGTTGCTGCTCATTTGCAAATATGCGCTCTCGCTGCTGGGTCTTTACTATCAACAACTATAACGATGAAGACATCGAGCGACTCAAGTCTATCACTCACCGTTACATCGTCTTCGGACGAGAAGTCGGCGAGTCTGGAACCCCTCATCTGCAAGGGTACGTTGCATTCACGAACCCGCGTTCAAGAATCAGCGTCTGCAAAATGTTGGGGGGTAAAGCTTTCGTGGAATGCCGTAATGGAAGCCACGAGCAAGCTTCTGCGTACTGTAAAAAGGAAGGTCTCTTTTACGAAAGCGGAACGTGCCCAGACGACCCGCAACAAAAAGGAGAGAAATCGAAAGAATCATGGAGAAGTATCGTCGATCACGCCAAATCAGGAGACATGGCCTGGGTGGAGATCAACTACCCCAAGGTCTATTTACTACATAAACCAAGACTCGAGTCCATCTACGCGCCTGTCGTCGCCCCAATGGATGGAGAACTACTCCACGAGTGGTGGGTGGGGGAGTCTGGAACTGGGAAGTCCAAGACACTATGGGAATTATACCCAGACCATTTCGAGAAACCTCTCAACAAATGGTGGGACGGATACAATCACGAACCGGTGGTCGCAATCGAAGAGTGGTCACCCGCAAACGCATGTACTACGTCAGCGCTCAAGCGATGGGCGGATAGATACCCCTTTGCCGGTGAGATCAAAGGGGGGACGAAGCAGAGACTCCGACCGAAAAAACTCATCGTTCTTTCCAACTACCGACCAGACCAATGCTTTACCGCACAAGAAGACTTGGCGCCAATCATGCGAAGATTCGCCATCCTAACATTCCCTCAAGATATTCAACGAGCTAGGTTCCGCCATGCCTGGTTCGCCAACCAGCCAATGGACGTACCCTCACCAGAACCATCAAGTCAGCAAGACGACGAAGATGACTTAGGTGATATTGACATAGGGTCTTTCTTTGATATTGAAGAATTGTAATTTAGCTTCGCTATCGTGCTCACGCACTCTTTTTATATATGTTGTCTATTTGATTATGTAATGGGTATGGTCGGCCTACGGCCTCCTACATTAGGCAGCTCGGGAGAGGCCGACTACGCTTCGCTCGTCCGGCCACTAGAGCCTGCCTTCAACAGGTTTTTTAGATTGATCATAGGGTCCCGTCGGACGGATAAAAGTATCCCTAATTACCTTTTCGTACTTAGCCTACGTTCGTATACGTTGAAGTATACGTTATACGTTGTGTGGTCCACATACGTATACATACAAAGATCTATATAGTATAGATTTGTCTTGCATACTCTATAGTATAGAGTACACTTGTTAGTCAATCCCCTCCTTGTAAGGGGGGGACGGGGTGGATAGAAAGTGTACAACACTACTCAAGGAACCGAGATCCTCTCATTCCTCAATTTACCATGAACCCCGATCAGACCAACACCGCGCTCTTCCACCTGGCCAACTACCTCAACCAGGACAACACCGCTCACGCAGTGGAAAACGCTCGACTCCGAGAACAACTAGCGGAGTATCAACATCGTATCCATAACCTCATGATCTGGAACCGAGAACTCGTCAACCAGGGGCTGAACGACGCCGACCAACGCCGGCAAATGCAGGAAGGAGCGAGGATCGTCATGGACGGACTAGACGGCATGTACGATCTATTCATCCACATGGTGAACGAACACTCCTGCATCGGTCACTTCCACGAAGACGTTTCACGTATCGTGCTCAGGGCCGAAGTAGGTAGGGCCTTTATGGCCCAAGAAGTCATTGACTTAACTGCTGATGAATCAGGAGAAGAAACTGAAGAAGAAGAACTTTAGATACACTACATTCATTGGCTAATACTACGTATCAACCAACTCACTACATTAATATTATATATTTATAACTCATCCTTATGGTAACTACCAAATGGACTAAGCACAACTTTGCGCTTGCCTGGTTTATAACCAGGCCTCTGACGGTCATCGCCCGTCAGATCAATAACCTCCGTACTTTGTTCGGGAGGAATTGCGGCAGAGCCGGACCCGGTCAAATCAATAACAGGGGTGTTTTGATCCACCGGTCTGACAGAAGTAGGTACAGCAACGCGCCCCCACCAGGCGCTACCTGCTATACGCCTACCACTGTCCAACGCTTGACGTCTAGCGTCATGCGCAGACAGCAACCGAGCTAGCTCGACGTAAACATTACGAGCCATACGGTCACTATTATTCATTAACCACATCTGGGCATCTAATACGCCTTGGGAATCAGAGCCAAACGTTTCCTGCAAATAACGAATATGAAAAACCGCCTCCGGAGAAAGCGATTTCACAATAGCCTCCAATCTTAGATCAAGATCGAGA